TAATGTTAAAAAATGTTGCGATATTATGAAAGATAATAATTTTGTTGTTTACCAAAAACAAGATATATTAAAATTATTAGATTACATAACTAATTTACAACAAGAAAATGAAAGTAATATCAATAGAATACATGAGTTAGAACAAGAGATAGATAGTGAATATATACAAAAAGAAGATTACAAATCAAGATGTGAAAAAGCAATTGAATATATAAAAAAATTTCAAAAGTATTTTCTTGATAGGCAACCTTTTGTTGATACTAGACATATTGATTTAGAGTATTTATTAAACATATTACAAAATGGAGATGATAAATAATATGAGTATAGTAACAAAAGAAAGTAATCCTGAATTATATAATTCTTTATTTGAAGATGCAACAATAGAAGATGCTAAAAAGGTAATGAAAAATATGTTTAATGATATTACACCTGAACAATTTGAAGAAATAAAGAAACAAGCAATGGAAAATGTAAAACTAAATAATATGACAGCAAAAGAAATGTTTGAAAAGTTAGGGTATGAATTAATTATGAATGAAGATAATGATATTCCAAGAAAAAGTTGGGGTGGAGAATTAAAAAGATTTGAATTAGTTTATAAAAATGAAGAAAGTTTAGTTTTATTTTATAAAGATAAATCAATAGCAACAGTTGAATATGGTACCGATGATGATGATGATAGAATACATTTTTTAAGTTATGGTAATTGTAGTTTAAATTTATTACAAGCCATAAACAAACAAGTAGAAGAATTAGGTTGGTTAGGAAGTGATGATGAGTGAAATGGTTAGAAATATTAGACAATTTTATTGATGGTATAGGAAAACTAATATTGATATTTATAATAGTGTTTGTGGTATCATATTTTATAGTAAATTTTTTTAATATGGTATCTGATATTCATCAAATAAAGGAATATATAATAACAGATGATGTTTATATAGAAAAAGTAGGTGATGATAATGAATAAAGAAGTAGTAAAAATAGGAAGATATATTGAATTTGAACACGAAAATGGTACATATGAAAATATGTTATTACTAAATGAAAAAGAAACAAATGCTATGGAAAAACAATTAAAAAAATCTTATGAATATGAGCAACAAATACAAGAGTTGACTAACAATTGGAATGAGTTAGAAGAATGGGTGAAAGAAAAAGTTAATGAAGATTGGGATTTTTCAACAGGTGAAAGAAATGCTTGCGATGCGTATGATAATGTTTTAGACAAAATGAAAGAAATAAAAGGAAATGATGAAATCCATAAATAAATCAATGAATAATAAAAATGATGAAAGATACACACCCCCGATATTAGTAAAACCAATATTAAATTATATAAAACCAAAATCAGTAATATGGTGTCCTTTTGATACAAAAGATAGTGAGTTTGTTATATTGCTGAAAAAAGCAGGACATAAAGTAATATATTCACATATAAATTTAGGGCAAGATTTCTTTAAATATGAGCCAAATGAAAAATATGATTATATTATATCTAACCCACCATTTAGTAAAAAAATAGAAGTATTAGATAGACTATATAAATTAAATAAACCATTTGCTATGTTAATGAATATAGAATGTTTAAATTATCAAGTAGTTGGTGAATTTTTCTTAAATAAGTCTTTACAACTACTTATAGTAGATAAAAAAGTGTCATTTGACGGTAATACAGTAAGTTTTAATACAAGTTATTTTTGTAAAGATATATTACCAAAAGATTTAATGTTTTATCATTTAGAAAATAATAATACAGGAACTAATTTTATAGGTTCAAGAATGAAAGAAATAAAAGGAAGTGATGAAGAATGAAATGGATAGAATTATGGGCAATGCTTGAAGTAATAGGTATTGGTATAGGAACAATAATATCTTTATTTATATTGATACCATTTATTATAGAAACAATACAGGAACATAAGAAAAAATGACAACATATAAAAAGAAATATATATATGCTATGTATAAAGGTGATGAGTTCCTATGTGAGGGAACTAAAGAAGAAATATGCAAACAAATGAATATATCAATAAATACTTTCAATTATGAAAGAGCAAGTTATTATTCTAAAAGAAGTAAAAAAAATAATCATAGAGTGATTATTAGAATAGATAAATAAGGAGAGTGGGAAAATGAATAATTTAGAAAAATTGATGAACACAAAAAGAACTGAAAATGGGGATATAGCATATAAGACAACTGGTGATAATTTAACAGATTTATTCTTTATGACACCATATTTTGAAAAAAATTTAGACCAAGTAAAAATTGGCACATCAGAAAAAGAAAAAGTGTTTTCAATGTTTATTCGTGACCCTAGATTTGGCTTAGGACGTAGAGATTTAGGAAGAGAGTTAATGAAACAATCAGAAGTTACACCATATAACGTAGTTGTTGCTGGTAGATTTGATGATTTATGGCATAACCCAACCAACGATAATATAGAGTTTTTAAGAACTTGTGTATTGCAAAATAATGAGTTAGCAAAAAAGTGGATGCCAAGATTAACTGGTAAAGACAAAAGATTTGCAAAAGCATTATGTAAAGAGTGGGATTTAAGTGAAAAAGAATATCGTAAACTTATTAAGACAGATAAAACAACTGAATATAAATTATCTTATGCTGAATTGTTAGAGGGAACACCATTAAATGAGGTATTTAACAAAAATAATTATAAGCATCCGCTTGTTAATGAAATAGATTTTGAAAAAGTACCATCACTAGCAATGACTAAATATTTACATACATTCTCAACTAGGGAAGATATTAAGCCTAGATTTGAAGAGTACATGAAAGCATTAAAAGAAAATAAAGCAAAAGTGCATACAACAACAGCAAATGTACATGATGCCTTTAAAACTGCAACCACTGGTGATTGGACAACACAAAGTGTTGAAGAAGAGGCAAGAGATGTAATAAGCAAAAAGATAGTTGAAGATGCAACATTAAATGTAGAGATGGATGCTATTTGTGTACTAGATACATCTGGCTCAATGTATTCAAGAAGTTGGGGTTGGGGTGGTTTAAACTTTGATAAATTAGATAAAAATGACATTGGAATTAAGGCAATGTCAGTATGTCATGCAATTGCAACACATTCAACTTATGCTCCAAATCAATTGATAGCATTTAGTTCAAATCCACATTTGATGACAATTAAAGGTGAAACATTAAAAGAACAATACCAATCAATGTACACTGGGGATTGCTCAAATACAGATTTTGCAAAGGTTATGAATATATTAAAAGGGCTAAAAAAGTATCCAGAGTATATTATTGTAATGAGTGACATGGAATTTGACTATGGTTCACAGCAAAGCAAAAAAGAGTTAATGAATATCTTTAAACAACATGAAGCCAAGACTAAGTTAATTTGGTGGAACTTTAATGATAGAAATAAAACTGTACCAGAATTTGATAAGTATGGTAATATATTCCTAAGTGGTTATAACTTACAAATATTAAGGTTATTAGAGAACAACTTTGATATGTCATCTTATATTGAAAAAATACTAGAAAAATATAAAAAAGATATTGATTACAAAGCATAATTATAGTATAATTTAATTGTGAGGAATAACTATATCAATGCTACCTTATTTGGTAGCATTGAGTAGATGTATAAAATGCCGAGTATCGGCTCACTCGACTAAGATTTTGCCAATCTAGACTACACAAAAGGCAATAAATGTAGTTAAAAACCGTTACATCTATTCTATGGTACTAAATAAGAAAGACACAAAACAGCAAAAAATAAATGCACTGAATTTGGGATTTAGGAGGCACTGAACTTTGACTTCAGATAAATGTGTCTTGTCACCACTTTTTCTAATATCAAAAGCCTATTACTGCAAAAAAGTAAATGGTAATGCGAATAATTGAAAATTATTTATATGTTGGTTCAAGTCCAACTTACGAAGTTTTTTCGTAATAGCAAAAATCACTCTTATAGGCTTGTAAATGATGAATATAAATAAATACTCATAACAGCAAACAAAAAAATGGTCTGAAAAACCTAAATGTATTGGTTCAAATCCAATCTCCCCCACCATTATTTTTATGGGGGAGTAGCCGAATTGGTATAGGCAAGGAAAAAAAGAGTATTGTTAATTAAGATTTATATATAAATGCACGATACAGCAAAAAAATGAATTGCCCTGCTAAGGCCGTTGTTGTTGGTTCGAGTCCAACTCTTGCGATTGCAAGATAACTCAATCGGTAGAGTACGAAGATTAAAGTGCATTGTAAAATAAGAATTATATAAAAAAGTCCTTTACTGCAAAAAAAAGATTAGGCATAGTTTGCCTCAGTAACTCAATTGGTAGAGTATTTGATTGATAATCAAAAGGTTTACGGTTCGACTCCGTACGGAAATTAAAAAAAGGACTTGTATTTATGTATAACATAATTAGCCTTCCTTTATTAAAAGGTCATTACAGCAAATAAATAAATAATTGCTCCAATATTACGATAGTCGCCTCGCAATGGCAAAAAAAGACCTTTGTATTTACATTTTGTTAAACGTATGTTATAGTGATTATAGTGGTGATGAACCACAGTAATTTACCCCTTTTCAAAACAGATTTAAGTTACTTGCTTATTTCTGTTTTTTTATGTTATAATGAGTTTAATAAAAGAGGGTGTTTATTATGAAAGATATTTTATTTGTTGTTATTGGGTTAGTTATTACAAGCATAGTTCTTTTACTATGCTTTTGTTTTTACTTTTTAGCAAGTATATCTGACGAATATTGGGATAATTTAAAAATTCAATTGGAGAAAAGAAATGGTAGAAAGTGATTTTACTTTTTGTAAGTTCATTAAAGAAAACTTATGTTTTGTCAATTTAAAAGATTTTTATAGAAATAGAAAGATACTCAAGTTCTTTTATGAAGGCTTAGATAATGATGCTAAGCAATTTTATAAATGGTATGTTTATGCTAATATCTTTATGAGTGAAAAAGAAAAAAATGCTATATGGGATTATTTAAACAATATTGATATTCAATACGAATTAAACTTAATTGATTTAGTTAAAAAATATAAGTAAAGTAGCGTAATTGTCTATTTTACTTTTTTATGTTATAATGTCTATATAAACTAAGAAGGAGATGATATGATTGGCTAAATTTAACGATTTAGAAAAAAAAGAAATTGTTGCTGATTATATCAATTGTCAAAATTATAGTGAGGTAGCAAGAAAGTGGAATGTTAGTGCTGAAGCAATTAGACTAATTGTTAAAGCAAGTAAAGATAACGTCTTGGAAAAACTTGAAAATAAAAAAATAGAAAATACACAGACTACTTTAGAATATATGCAGACACAACACGAAACTAAGAAGAGAATACTTAATAAATTGCTTAAAGGTATTGAAATTAAAGCAGATGATATAAATGAATTGACAAGTATTAAAGATTTAGCAACTGCTTATGGTATTATCTTAGATAAAGAGTTAAAAGTGTTAGAAATACAGAAGCAACAAATGGAAACTAAAAGCAATGGTGTGTTAGATGATTTAATGGAGGCATTAAAGAATGTTAAAGGCACTAAGCAATAAGTCAATAGATGATATGCTAAACCCTAAGCAACTAGAATTTTTATTAAATGACGATAAACGATTGAATCTATTAACTGGTTCTGTAAGAAGTGGTAAAACGTATATATCATTATTAAAATGGGCTTTATTTGTATATAGTATGAAAGAAGGCTCAGAGTTTTTAATGATAGGTAAGACGTTGACATCATTAAAAAGAAACTGTTTAGGGCTATTACAAGATTTAGTAGGTACAAACAATTTTACTTTTTCAATAAGTCAAAAGACAGGAAAGTTATTTGGTAAGACAATATGGCTAGAGGGTGCTAATGACGAAAGAGCAGAAAGTAAGATTAGAGGTATGACCCTAGCAGGTGCTTATGTGGATGAATTAACACAGATACCAGAAGATTTTTATAGAATGTTATTATCACGTCTAAGTGTTAAAAATGCTAAATTATATGCAACTACTAACCCAGATGCACCAAGTCATTGGGTAAAACAAGATATAATTGACAATGATGATATAGAGAAAAAAGTATGGTCATTTACGCTAGACGATAATGTAATATTGAAGAAAGAAAACGAAGAATATTTTGAAAATTTAAAAAAAGAATATCAAAGTATGGGTGGAGTTTTCTATGAGAGATTTATATTAGGATTATGGGTACTAGCAGAAGGACTTATATATAAACAATTTGCCAATAATACTGAGATGTTTTTAAAAGATAAAGCAGTTGATGAATATGGTAATAAAATAAACTTCTTAATAATATCAATAGGAATAGACTATGGTGCAACAAAAGGTGAAACTGAGTTTAAAGCAACAGGGATAACGCAATTATTTAAAGAGGCGTGGACAATAGGTGAAAAGAAGTTAGCAGGTTTGTATGCACCAGAGCAGATATATGAAGAGTTTATTAAGTTTTATTATGAGATAGTCAATGAGTATGGTAAAGTAACACACGCTTACGGTGATTATGGTGCTTTAGGACAAGTATTAACTTATGGCTTAAATAAAAGATTGCAAGAAAAAAACATACCTTTATTTGTAGATGATTGTATTAAAGGACAAATAAAAGATAGAATATATATGGACTTAATGTTATTTGCACAAGGTAGAAGATTTATACTTAGAAAGTGTAAATATTTAATAGAAGCATACCAACAAGCAGTATGGGATGAGAAACACGAGGACGAAAGGCTAGACGATGGCACAACGCCGATAGATGACTTAGATGCTAGTGAATACAGTATGTTTCCATTCTATGATAAGTTAATGATAGAGATAAAGGGAGGTTATTAGATGATAATATTTAGATATATAAAAGGCAAAATAAGGCCAATTGAAGTAGATGAAGAACAAACAACTAACGAATATATGAATAATCAGATAAAGAAAAAAGTAACAATGAAACAATATATTGCAAATAAAGAACAACAACAGCAACCATTATTACAAGAATTTGGTTATAAGCCTAAAGAAGAAAAATACAGATATAAAGCGCAAAGATTGTTAGATGAATATAATAGGAGAAATAAAAAATGAATGAAAAAAGATGGGTAACATTAAAAGATGGTAGAAGAATAATGATAAATGACTATATGAACAACAAGATAAGAACAGAAGCAAATAAAGAAAATACATATCAATTAACAGATGAAAATATACAACAAGTAATAGATGAAAGCATTAGCCAATGGGACGATAACTATGCAAAATTATATATGACAAAAATAAACCCAGATGACTTTTTAAAATTAACAGCAACACCAAATGATATTGAAAGATTTACAAAAGAAAATGTTAGTAGTGGATTAAATAATTTGAATATAAATACCCTAAAAAGTAAAAAATATGTTGCAGACATGATGTATTTAGATATTGATTTTCAAAATGAAATTGTTTATGGACACGAAGGGCGACACAGAATGTTAGCATTAAAAAATGCTGGTTACAAAGAAGTAGATTTAGTTGTATGGGCAAGAAATTATGATAAATATAATGCTAAAGAATACACTAATTTTACGGTTAGTGGACAAGAGATGCAAAGCCATAAATCTGTAACATTAAAAAAACTTGTTCCTGTTAGTAAAGCAAATGTAGAAAGAATAAAGAAAAGAGATTATTAAAAGGAGTGATACAATGAAGTTAGAAGATTTTTTACAATTAAATTATGGATATAATCCAAATGTTAAAAATGATTTAAGAACTTATATTGAACAATGGAAGAGTTGGTATCAAGGTAATGTTAAAGCATTTCATAATTATTTTATCTATAATGGTAAGAGAAAAGTATATCAGCATAGATTTACAATGAATATGGCTAAAGAAATAAGCGAAGATTGGTCTGATATTTTATGGAGTGAAAAGTGTAAAATATCATTAAAAGACGACAAATCACAAAATGATTTTGAAGAGTTAATAAATAAACTAGATTTATACACAGTAATAAATCAATCAATTGAAAAGTCTGGTGCTTTAGGTACTGAAGCAGTTGTAATAAGTGTATATGACATAATGCAAAACGAAGATGCTATGTATTTAGATGTATCAGAAGCAAAAACAAGAACAGATTTAGTAGATATTGATTGGATATACCCACTAAGTTGGAATAATAAAGAGATAACAGAATGTGCCTTTGGTAGTGTTGAATACATTAAAGGTAACAAATATGTAATATTATCAGTACACAAATTAGCAGATGATAAGAATTATCATATATACAATCACTTATTTAAAGATACAAATGGCTTATTAAGTGAGATTAAAGAAGATGGCAACACAATAAAAGATTTTGATACAAAGTCAAATGTTAAATGGTTTAGTATATTTAAGCCATTATTAACAAATAATCTATTTAATAATAGTCCTTTTGGAATACCACATTATGCAAACGCTATTGATAATATGAAAACAGTAGATATTGCTTTTGATGCCTTAAAGACAGAGATAAAAGATGGTAAAAGAAGAATATTTGCTAGAGCAGAGATGTTTAATTATGATGATGGACAACAAAGAATGGTATTTGACCCAGAAGATACATCTATCTATCAATTGCCTAAAGGTGCAACTAAAGATGACTTAATACAAAGTGAAAGTGATGATTTAAGAACAGATAAGCAAATAAGCACACTAAACACAGCATTAAATATCTTAGGTAATAAAGTAGGGTTTGGTGAAAATCATTATCATTTTGACGGTGTTAATTTAAGTACAGCAACAGCAGTTGTATCAAGTAATAGTAAGTTGTTTAGACGCAAGAAAAAACTAGAGATAGGCTATGAAAGTGCTATATATGACTTAGTAAAAGCAATATGCTATGCTTCAAGTGAATTTGGTAAATATAATATAACAACTGATGAGATTGCAATACAATTTGATGATAGCATTATTGAAGATAAAGAAAGTGAAGCAAATAGAGGTATGCGTGAAGTAAGTGCTGGGTTACTAAGTAAAGTTGAATATCGTATGAAGATATTTGGAGAAACAGAAGAGATTGCTAAGCAAAAGATAGAAGAGATACAAAAAGAAGAGCCAGATGTTGATGATTTACTAGGAACTAAAGATGTAAAAGGCGGTGAAGAATAATGAAGTTAATAGTTAATCCACATAAAGTTGAAATTGATAAAGAAGAGGCAATTAACGAAAAAGAAATAAACATAAGTTTATGTAAGTTTGAATTTGCTGATGAGATAACTGATGATTATGTAAAAGAAGCATACTTTACTTATAATGGTGAAAGTTATAAACAAATAATTGTTAATAATATGTGTACGTTCCCGCAAGAAGTATTAGTTAAAGAGGGAACAGTAGAACTTGGAGTGGTAGCAACTTATACTGATTTAATAAGTGGAGAAATAACGAGATACAACCCTAGTCCTGTATATTTTAAAACTGATTTAGGTTCATTAAGAGAAGCAAAGAATAGTGAACCAATAACACCAAGTGAAATGGAACAATACGAACAAGCATTACAAGATGGTTTAACAGAAGTAAATAGCAAATTAGATGCAATTGATGATGCTTTAGATGAAGTTAATAACTTAGATATAGATGCTAACAAAGTAGATAACGTAACAACCGTAAGTATTACTGATAAATTAGGTGATACAAAGACGGTTCAAATATTAGATGGAATAAATGGAATAGATGGTACAAATGGTGTTGATGGTTTTAGTCCAGTAGCAAATGTATCAAAAAGTGATAATATCACAACAATAACAATAACAGATAAAAACGGAACAACAACTGCAACTGTTAGTGATGGTGTTGATGGCGTTGATGGTCAAGATGGACGTGATGGATATGTTCAATATACTGCTGGAAGTAATGTAAATATTGAAAACAATATTATCAGTGTAAATTTAAGTAATTATTTAGCAAAAAACAACACTTCTGAATATATACCTTCAAACGATTACAACCCTTCAACAAAAAAATATGTTGATGATAGTATAGCGAATGCAATTACAAATGCGTTAGGAGGAAGTTACTAATGGCTAGAACTGATACATTACCACATTTTCTAACAGATGTTGCTGATGCGATAAGAACAAAAAAAGGAACAAGTGAACTAATACAAGCAAGTACATTTGATACAGAAATAAATAATATCCCAACAGGTGGCGATTTACAAACAAAAAATGTAACAATAACTCAAAATGGGGAAACAATTGTAACTCCAGATGACAACTATGACGGAATGGATAAAGTAATTATAACAACAAACATACACTATACTTATCTTGATTTACCTTTTATATATGCACCTCAGTATGCCTATATTGGAACAAATATAAGAGCATCAAATGACATTGAAGTTGAAATGAAATTTTCAGCATCTGACGTTTCAAATAAGGCTTTATTTGGAACAACTGCTGGTCCAAATTATTATCACGTTACTTTATATAATAGTGCTTATTATTGGGGATTAAATAATGGAGAAGGACATGGAGGAAGTATAGTTGCTAATATCAATAACTCTCACACAATAATATTTAATAATGCAAACAGTAATGTAATTGTTGATAATTCAAATATTGGTAGTTGTGAAAACACTACTTCATCTGCTAATTTAGATTTGTTTAGAAGAAGAGCAAGTTCAACTGGTTCAACATATCATTATTTGCTAGGCCGTGTATATTATGTAATTATAAGAAATAGAAATACAAGAGAAGAATTAATGAATTTATGGCCAAAAATAAGACTATCTGATGGTGCAGTTGGATTTTATGATACAGTAAATAATACATTCTATAAAAGCAGTGGTTCAAGCAATTTTATTTATCAACAATAAAAGAGGGATATTATGTTATCAGATGAAGTTATTGAAAAAGTAGTTGAAAGACTTGTAAGAAGAATTGAAATAGGCAACGAATATGTATTAAAAAAGATTGGTGAGGGTATCAAGAAAATTGGTACTCTTAAACCAAGTAAAGCACAAGAATTAGTGCAAATACTTAAATATGGTGGAGATTATGATAAGATTGCAAGAAAACTAGCAAAGATAACTGAATTAAATGTAAAAGATATAAAAAAGATATTTCAAGAAGTTGCTAAAGTAGATTATGATTTTGCCGAGCAATTTTATAAATATAGAAACAAAAAGTATATACCATTTGATGAAAATGTTGCATTAAAGCAACAAGTAGATGCAATAGCAAACGCAACAGCAAAAGAATATATAAACTTAACACAAACATCAGCAGTTGCTTATGGTATGCAAAGCAAAGATGGCACAATCACGTATAAAGGGCTAAGACAAAC